CAGACGATGCGCATCACCGGCAAGCCAAGCCTAGCCGCGGCATCCAAGTTCTTCTACGAAGTGACCACGGACTAACTACTCTCTCCGTTTCGTGACACCACCTCCCTTTCGGCATCTCGCCACTACCACGGTGGTCGCCAAGGGTGCGTCTGAGCACCGCAAGCCGACGCAACCAGACTTCTACGAGTTCCTGAAGACCGCCCGGGATCGCTTCCGCGTAGCCGCGGAAGCCGAAAGCGAAATACGCTCCCTGGCGCTCGACGACCTGAGATTCTATGCTGGCGAGCAGTGGCCGCTCCACGTCATTACTGAACGGGAGCGAAACAATCGGCCCTGCGAGATGGCGAACCGCCTGCCGCAGTTCGCCAAACAGATTATCAACGAGCAGCGCGCGGCTCGGCCCGCCATTCAGGTCAACCCGGTCGGCGACGGAGCGGATGTCGATACGGCGCATGTCATGCAAGGGCTTTGCCGCCACATCGAGATCCAGTCCAACGCGGAAGTGGCTTACGATGTCGCCTTTGAGCGCGCAGTCATTCACGGATTCGGCTACATCGTTGTCCGTACTGGATTTATCGATGAAACTTCGTTCGATCAGGAATTGAAGATCGATCGCGTGGAAGATCCGTTCGCCATCTATATCGACCCGTCGTGCAAGGAACTGGACTACTCCGACGCCGACTACGCTTTCATCGTTTCCGAGATGCCGCGAGACAGGTATACGGAAAAGTACCCGCGCTCGGAAGTGATCGGCCTGGACGACTTTCGCGCGACCGGCGATGGCGACCGTGGCTGGATATCGAGCGAATCCATTCGTGTCGCCGAGTATTATCACGTCGAGCGTGAACATAAAACGCTGGTGCAACTTGTTGACGGCCGCGCCTTGTTCGAGGACGAGTTAGACGACTTCGATCAGGTTGACGTCGATGAGACTGGAAAACCAAAGACCCGCGAAGTGGAAGTAAAAACAGTTCACTGCGATATCATCAATGCGCGCGAAAAGCTGGAGGAGGGCCAGTGGGTAGGCAAGACGATTCCTATTGTGCCTGTACTGGGCGATGACTTGATCGTGGACGGCCAGCGCAGGCTGTTCGGCATCGTGCGCTACGCCAAAGGCCCGCAACGGATGTATAACTACGCCCGCACGGCTGTCGTGGAGCAACTGGCGCTCGCGTCGAGGGCTCCGTGGATCGTGGCGACAGGCCAGATCGAAGGCCGCGAGGAAGAGTGGCGGCAGGCGAACACCCGCAACATGGCGGTGCTTCAGTACAAGCCTACTTCGATCGCCGGACAGCCTGTCGGCCCTCCCATTCGCAACACGTTCGAGCCGCCGATTCACGGACTCACCATCGCGCTCCAGCAGTCCGAGAACGACCTGAAAGCCGTTACGGGAATCTACGACGCCTCGCTGGGAGCGCCCGGCCCGGAGCAGTCCGGCAAGGCGATTCTGGCCCGCCAGAAAGAAGGCGAGCAGGCCAACTCCAACTTCATGGATAACATGTACCGCTCGATTCTGCGTGTCGGCAGGATTCTGCTGGAGTGCATTCCCAAAGTTTACGACGTGCCGCGGACGATCCGCCTTGTGGACGCCGGCGGAGCGCACTCAAGCGCGAGGATCAACGAAACCTTCCTGGAGCAGGGCATTGTCAAGCTCTTCGACGTGACCGCCGGCCGCTACGACGTGACGATCAGCGTTGGCGCCTCGCACCAGTCCAAGCGGCAGGAGTTCGTCCAGGCCGTGCTGGCGCTGGTACAGGCGGCTCCACAGGTAATGAGCGTGGTGATGGATCTTCTGGTCAGGAATATGGATTGGCCGGGGGCGCGGGAGATTGCCGACCGGCTCCAGAAGATGCTGCCGCCACAGCTTCAGGAGTCCAGCGATGATGCGCCGCCCGTGCCGCCGGAAGCGCAGCAGAAGATTGCGGAGCTAATGCAGCAGAATGCCCAGTTGATTCAGCAACTGGAAGCCTCGACGGACGAACTGAGGACCAAGCGGCTGGAGCTGGAGTCGAAGGAGCGGATCGCGCTCCTCAACTCTCAGACCGAGATCCTGAAGTCGGAGATCGCATCGAAGTCGGGTGAGATGCAGGTTCTTGCGAAGTTGGATCACGCAGCGGTGAAGCATACGCTTCAGCAGCGGCAGGAGCAACTTCACTTTGACAGAACGGTGGAAGCGGATGCGGCGAAGGCTGCACTGGATGCGAAGGTGAAGCTGGCGAAGCAGCCTGCGCGGCAACCCAATCCCGGACAAAGGCCACGATCCGACTCAGAACCTCGTCAGACGACAAAGCCCGCAGGCCAGCCCCCGCCCCGGCAGCCAGCGGCGGGGCCGGCAACGCCTGAGCCTGGTTATCAGATGGCTGCCGCGCAGCGGTCCTATCCGGCGATGGTTCGTCCAAAGATCGGGCGCTGATGGAAGTTGATCGGGAAGGCGGAACAGTTTCACGCCGACAAGTTTTAGTTCAGACGGCCTACGGGCGGGCCTCAATCACCCGGAAATCGAATCCTCCACAGGAGAAAGCACGATGTCAGTCGTTCTAACGAGCACCACGGACTCGCCCAATGAAGTCCTACGCGCGTTCGATGCCGCCGGCCTTACGGTCGAAACGCTCGACGTGACCACGAACCAGCCCGAACCGGAACAAAAAGAAACCGAAGCTACTTCCGACGCCCCTGCCGCCGAGGCCGCAGAGGGCAAAACCGCCGCCGCCACGGAAGCGACGGACGAAGTGCAGGATGAAACAAAGGGAGAAGACGGAGAGCCACCGAAGAGGCAACGGGGCGTTCAGAAGCGCATCGACGAGTTGACCCGCGAGCGGTATGAGCGGGACGGCAAACTCGCCGCGCAATCGGAGCGGATCGCAGAACTGGAGAAGCGGATCGCCGACGCGGCGAAGCCAGCGCCAGTAGCTGAGCCGGAACCAGAGCCGGAGTCTACGCCAGAACGAGTGGCGGCGGAACGGCCGAAGCTGGCGGACTTCGAGGACTACGAGCAGTTCACCGAAGCGTTGCTCGACTGGAAAGCCGGACAGCGCGAAGCCAAACTGTTGGCGAGGATCGACGACCTTCAAGAGAAGATCGATCAACGCGCCATTGAGGCAGACGCGAAATCCGCCGCCAAACAGGCGGTGGATTCACGGACCGCCGAGTGGCAAAAGCGCTGCGACGAAGTGGCTCCTGACTACCCGGACTGGGAAGAGAAGGGAAAGGCGGCCGCAAAGATTCCTTTCAACCCAGTCATGTCCGATGCGCTGTTCGAGAGAGAGGCAGGGCCACGGCTCATGTACTATCTGGCATCTAATCCAGAAGTCGCCCAAAAGCTGTTTGAAGCCACGAACTACGATGCTAAGGCCACGCCGGCCCAAATCATCAAGGCCAATCGAACAGCCGGGCGTGAAGTTGCCCGCATCGAAGCGCTGATCGCCTCCTCGACCGCGAAGGCTGACGATGAACCAGAACCCGATCCGGCCGCGACACCCATTCCTGCAAAACAGAAACCTGTGACCAGCGCACCTGCGCCGATCAGGCCGCCCAGGGGCGGCGCTCCAGCGAGCGAGAAGGACCCCTACAAGGGGCCTTTGCTGCCGCACGAGTATCGCGCCTGGCGGCAAGCCCATCCGAATGGGTAGCTGGTCTTCGAGACACGCCGGTAAACAAGGACCGGCAACAAGAGGAAACGACGGAAACCAAGTGGTAAGTCGTTTATAATCATACGGCAAACACCCTTCTAAATATTTCCATGATAACCAATGAAGCGTTGGTGATCCTGCGAAACAACATCACTTTTACCCGGTCGGTCCAGCGCACCTACGATGACCAATTCGCCAGGCGTGGCGCTAAGATCGGAACCACCCTGAACGTCCGCAAGCCCGTGCGCTACATTGGCACGGAAGGCCCGGCGCTCACCACCGAAGACATCACCGAGACCAGCGTGCCGGTTGTGCTGAATCACCAATGGGTGGTCGGCATCACCTTCACGTCATCCGATCTCGAACTGAAGATCGGCGAATTCTCCAAGCGCCTGATCCAGCCCGCGGTTGCCACGATAGCCAACAAGATCGACAACTTGGGCTTGGCGCAGTATACCGGCATAGCCAACTTTGCCGGTGCGCCGGGCACAGTTCCGCAGAACCTGGACATCTACCTCAATGCTCAGGCCGCGCTCAATAACTCCGCCACTCCGATGGATGGCCAGCGCTACGTGGTCATCACCCCGCTCATGGAAGCGACGATCGTCTTCGCGCTGAAGGGGTTGTTCCAGAGCTCGACCCAGATCAAAGAGCAGTACGAAAAGGGCCAGATGGGTCGCGCCGCGGGCTTCGACTGGTCGATGGACCAGAACATCGCTACGCACGTGGTCGGCAATGCCGTGGGAACTCCACTGTCGAATGGCGCGACCCAGACCGGGGCCAGCATCATCACCGATGGCTGGACGGCTACCACCGCCACGCTGAAAGTCGGAGATATCATTGATTTTGCCGGCGTCTTTCAGGTCAACCCGCAATCCCGGCAATCAACCGGCGTTCTCCAGCCCTTCGTTGTCACGGCTGACGTGACGGCGGACGGCGGCGGAAATATTACGGTCGCGATCTATCCGAGCATCGTGACCTCCGGAGCGGCTCAGACGGTTACCACCTCTGTTGCCGACGGTTCCGCTATCCGGGTGTTCGGCACCGCGCAGGCGGGACTCGCGGCGCAGGCCGGCAAGTCCACTCCGCAGGCGCTTGCTTATCACCCAGACGCCTTCACCCTCGCTTGCGCCGATCTCCCGTTGCCCGATGGCGTGGATATGGCGTCTCGCGCCGCCGACAAAGATGTTGGATTGTCGGTGCGCATGGTCCGGCAGTACGATATTCAGACTGACAAATGGCCGTGCCGCATCGACGTTCTGTTCGGCTGGGCAACGCTCCGGCCAGAACTGGCCTGCCGCATTTGCAGCTAGCCGCAATGGGGCTGCCTTCGGGCAGCCCCATTAACCAACCCAATTTCAAAAGGACACCACTCATATGAACGTAGCAACGAAAAGCATCTCCCTTTCCCTTTTGGTGGCCTTGGTGCTTGCGGCGGTACCTGCCGCATTCGGCCAAGCGGCCACTTCATCGACTACGCTCTCGGCCGCTATCGGAGCGAGCGATACCAGTGTTACCGTCGCCAGCGCCACAGGTATCCTGGCGGCTGGAAATCTCGGCGAAATCAGGACCAACATATACGTCGATCGCGAGGACATGGCAGTGCTCACCGTTACCGGCACGGTGCTGACGGTGATCCGTGGCATCAGCGGGAGCCGCGTCAGCGCGCATGTCTCCGGAGCGAAGGTGTGGCATGGCCCGCCGAATTACTTTAACGATGGAGATTACGTAGGCGCCTGCACGGCAAGCGCGCAGATCAATCTTCCACGCATTGCAGTTATGACTGGCAACGTGTGGTCTTGTTTGTCCGGGATCTGGACCAGTTTTGGCGATAATTCGGCGCTGCCGACCGTTGGCACGACCGTGGCCAGCGCGACGACCATTGTCCCTACCGGGACTCTCTTCACCGTCAGTGGGACTACGGAAATCGTAACGATCACGGTGCCAGCCGGGATTCTGGCCGGCCAGAGTATTGCGATCATCCCCAGTGGAGTCTGCACTTTCACCGCGGCTGGTAACATCGCTCTCGCGGGAAGCTGCGTAGTGAACAAACTCTTGACATTCACCTGGTCTGGGACGAAGTGGATTCCGAGTTATATCGCCTAGTCCACCCAGTTTTAAAAGGAGACCAAAATGGATTACTTCCCATCGTGGAGATACCACCGCACGGAAGCCCCCCGCCTCATCAATGACGCGCTCGAAGAGTCCACGCTTGGCGATGAGTGGGCCGATACGCCAGCGGCTTTTGCCGCGCTTGCCCCGCTTGCCGAAACGATTGCGCCGCCAGCGGAGGGGGAGAGCCCGCCCCGCTTGCAATTCGGCCGCAGCAAAACTGAACAGGAGGTTTCCTAGTGGCCACCGTTGAAACAATCATTAACCGTGCGTTGCGCCTGAACGGCTCCATCGCCTCCGGTGAGGGCGGCTCGCCCGAGGAGCTTGCCGACGGCCTTGTGTCGCTCAATACGATGTTGAAGAGTTGGGATAGCGACCGGCTGACGGTCTACGCCAAACGCCGCGATGTGGTCAACCTGTCGAATGGGACGCAAACCTACACTGTCGGCATTGGCGGAGCGCTCAATATCCCGCGCCCGGTCTCGCTGCTCAGCGTTGCCGCGGTCAGCTCGTCCGGCCTCGCGCTGCCCATGGAGCTGATCGGGGCCGAAGATTGGGGGGCCATCGTGGAGAAAACAGTTTCCGGCACGATGCCGAGGAAGCTGTACAACAACAACGCCTATCCCCTCGCGACGTTCTACATCTGGCCGGTGCCGAGTGGCGTCCCGCAACTCGACATCTATGCCTGGATTCAACTGACCCAGTTCGTGGCGATCTCCGATGCCTTCGATTTCCCACCCGGCTATGAGCTTGCCATCGTTTCAAACCTTGCCATGCAGATCGCGCCGGAGTACGGGCGTGGCGTCACCGCCGACCTTGGCCGGATGGCGCAAGCGTCGCTGATGAATCTGCAAAAGCTGAACCTGCCGCCTATACCCGGCAATGCCGAGGAAGCCATGGCGCGCGTGCAAGCTAGCGCCAGCGTGCCCGGTATGCCGCCAGGAACAATGCCGCCCGCCCCGCAAACGGTTCGGGGTCAGGAGTAACCAATGCCGGTCACCGTACTCAGCATCATAACTCGCGCTTTGAATCTGGCCGGCCGCCTCGGTCCCGGCCGCACCGCCGGTCCTTCCGAAACCACCGCCGCGCTCTCGCGCCTCAACGAGATGCTGGATGCTTGGGGGGCGGAGCCGCTGATGGTCTACCAGATCGTCACGGCAACATATTCTTTAGCCGCCGCGCAGCAAATCTACCAGATCGGCCCAAGCGCCCTCCACTTCAACACCACGCGCCCGGTTCGCATCGAGGAAGCGAACATCATCTACTGCAACCAGCGGTACCAGCTGAAGCTGCTTACGCCACAGGAGTGGTCCGCCGTCAAAGACTCCCACATAGCCGAGACCGGACTGACTGGTGTGATCCCGCGAGAACTCTGGAATAATCAGGCATCGCCGATATCCAGCCTGTATCTCTGGCCGATCCCGTCAACCAACGATACTCAGATCGAGCTCTTCACGTGGCAGCCGATTGCTGAGTTTGCGAGCACATCCGTAAACGTCACGCTTCCTCCGGCCTATCTGGAGGCCCTCCGCTTCAACCTCGCTGCCAGCTTCGCCGCCGAGGTTGGCAAGGGCGCTCCGCCGCAAGTCATGGCGCAAGCCGCCGAGTCAAAACGAAACATCCAACTCGCCAACAAAGCCATCTTCAGCGAGTACGTGAAAGAGTCCGAGATTGAAGCGCTCGCGGCCGCTAATCTCGGCATCGGGCCTCGCCAATCGGCGCCTCCTGTGACAGGGAATGCGGGGAATTCGGCGAGCTAGGCGGTCGGGATACTTCAAGCACGAATGTCAGAACCAAATAAAGGAGCAAAATGGCCGGACCATCCGCATGGTTGATTTATAACCAGTTCAAAACCAACATCGGGAAGAAGTTGTTGGACCTCAGCGTTGACACCTTCAAGGTGGCGCTTTTCACTTCGCCTTCATCGGCGATCAACGTTGCCGTGTCGCCGGCGACATACACGGCCTTCGCGGCTGACGGAAACGAAGTCGCGAACGGCAACGGCTACACGACTACCGGCGTGAGCGTCGGCGTAGGCACATGGACGGGTACGTCCACGCTGACGTTTGACTCCGCGGACGCTACATGGACCGCATCGGGCGCCGGCTTCACTGCGCGGGCCGCCGTCCTGTACGACAGCACATCGGCTGGCAAGGAGGCGGTCTGCTATTGCCTGCTGGATTCAACTCCGGCGAATGTCACAGTGAGCAGCCCAAATACCTTGACGCTGCAAATCGCGAACATTTTGACCCTGACGTAGGGGCCAATGGCCGGGCCGGGAAGGAGACACCATGTCTGACGTAAAGCTCGCCTACCAAGCCGAGCAAACGATGACCGTGACGAATCTGCACTCGCTCGCCAGCTCGGCGACGGCGGGCTGGCAGAGCGCGGTCGTCGATAACACTAGCAATCTGTTCCTCGATGCGCTCCTTCAGGTTGTCCTGGACTTTGCCAACACGGCTCCGGCGAACAGCAAGGCCGCTTACGTGTTCGTCTATGGGGGGCTCGATGCCGTTTACTCGAACCCCGCCTCTGGCTCGGAGGGAGCGATCACTCTGCTGGATGTCACGGCAAATGCTCAGAACCTGAAGATAGTCGGGATGATTCCGTACACAACGCAGGATGAAGTCGCGGAATCTTCGCTGTTCTCTGTCGCCGCCGCGTTTGGCGGCGTCTTGCCGCCAAAGTGGGGCGTTGTCATCATCAACCATTCCGGGGCGGCCCTTGCCGCCTCCGGCAACACCGTTAAATATCGCGGCGTGTACTCGACGGTCGTATGATTCTGATCTCGCAGGACAAGTGGGCGAGAAAGCCGGGGCTTGGGGCGCAGCTCAACTATGGGCATCCGCTCGCTCCGGACATCATCTGCTCGCTACTTAACGAAGGGGCTGGTGGTTGGTGCGATAACCTTGCGAGGCAATCGAGGGGCGGTAAGTCCAACCTTACCGAAACAACGAGGAGCCATGGGCCTGGCGGGCAATGCCTCGAAGCGACCGTAGCAACATCGGCGGGTATCGTAGACTACGGGCCGAACGATACGCTAGTCCTTCCGACCGCCGAAATAACGGTTGTGCTAGGCTATCGCAAGACTGACACCACGAACCGCGACTCAGGAGCATTCGGAGTTGGAGGAATCGCTCTTACGGACAGATGCGGCGTTCATATGCCGTTCTCCGATGGGATCGTGTATTGGGATTTTGGCGGCGCTTCAGGGGCCGCGCGCCTTACCGTGGCGGGCTTGGCGTTTTCGTCTAACATGCCAGACATCTGGGTGTTCTCCGCCGGCCCCGCCGGCCCCAAGATCTGGCAGAACGGGGTACTTAAGGCCAGTAGCGGAACGCCGTCTACAACTCGCGTGGCGAGTGGCAATCTGTTTCACTTGGGCCGCCATGCAGCGACTGACGCGGACCTCGCGGAATTCTATTTCGTCTACGTCTTCGGCAAGCAACTGACGCCGTCCGAAATCGTCTGGATCAGCGCGGAGCCCTTCGGGATGATCTCGCCGCGGTCCACGACGCGGAGATTCACCGCCGGTCCAGTGCCGGAAATCGTCACGATGGAGAAGTGGGAGGCCAAGTACCCCAACCGCTTAGACCCGCTGGCCAGACCTTTCTGGGGCGGGCAGAATATCATCGACTTGCGGCCTGAGCTGTTTCCTACCATGGATTGCTGGACGCCGGTTTATCCTTCTCGTCTCGATCCGATTAGGCGCGCGTTTTGGGGTGAGTCCACTCTTGGGGCCGATCAGCCGCCGCTGATTCCCGGTACTGCCGTCCTGACCCTGTCCGCCGGCACACCCTTGTTATCCGCCGGACTCTCGCCTGCCGCCGCCGCTCTGACGCTGGCCGCCAGTACTCCCACGCTTTGGTCGATTCTGCCAATCGCGACAACGCCGCTCACGATCACGGCAGGCAGCCCGACTTTTCTGACAAAGCTCGAACCTCCTACTGGGACCTTGACGCTCGGAGCGTTCACGCCGGCGATCACTCATAAACTACCGCCGCCGGCGGCCAGTTTGACATTCAGTCCGCAAACTCCCGGATTGCTGAATGGTGTGGTGCTTACGCCACCAATCGGAACGCTCGCGCTCACTGCGGGGAGCCCGACGGCCAACTATGGCATCGTGCCGGCCGCTGCCAACCTGTTCTTGCTGGCGTTCGAGCCGACGCTGACAACGGAGAACAAGATCCTGGCGCCGGGTCTCGGAGCGCTCGCATTCACCGCTGGCACGCCGTCACTCAACAATGTATTGAAACCGGCCGTGGCGGCGGCGCTTATCGTGGCCGGCGGTACGCCGGCAGTCACTTTCGGGCTTGCTGCTCCGGTGGCCGGGGCGCTCACGCTGACTCCCAATACTCCGGTGCTGGCCGGCGGATTCTCCAGTATCCCCACGGCCACGTTGAGTTTAACGGCAGGTACACCGGCACTCACTGTCGCACTCGCTGCGCCATCGGCTGGAAGCCTCACGCTGACTCCCAATACGCCCATCCAAAGTGGCGGATTCTCCAGCATCCCCACGGCCATACTGACCTTCACGCCAGGCACGCCGACGATTGCCGGCTTACTGTCTCCGCCGGCTCCCGGCGTCCTGCTCTTTGGAGTGGACGCCTGCCATCCAGTGCCCAAGCTGACATTTACCATCCCGCCGGCTACGGCAAGCCTGACACTCTCAGCCAGCACTCCGACTCTTACGAATGACCACTTAGTCGCCCCGGCGGCGACAGTCCTGCACCTCTATCCGAATGCGCCAACGCTGGCGATGACCTAAGTAGAACCAAAAACACAGGAGAAAGAAAAGACAATGGCACGAAGCTACTCAGTATTTGCAGACAACATCGCGGCGCAGAACTCCGCGACCGTACCCCAGGCCCAGATCGTCTCTACGGCGGCGGTTCGGCCAAAACTCTATGACCTGATGCTCGGTTCGCCCTCGACTCCGGCTGACCAAGCCGCGTCGTGGGTAATCAAGCGGTCCACGACAGCCTCCACCGGCGGAACTGCCGTAACACCGTCTCCCATCGATCCGGGCGATCCGGTCTCGATCTCGACGGCCATGGTGGCTCCGTCCATGTCGGCCCCCACTCTCACCGTCGTATTGCTCCAGTGGGCTCAGAACCTGCGTGCGACGTACCGCTGGGTCGCCGCGCCGGGCAAGGAGATCGTCGCGCCGGCAACGGCGGCCAACGGGCTCACGATGCTGAACCCGGTACTCACGGGCGCCTTCAATATCTCGATGACGCTTGAGTTCGAGGAGTAGGCAAGCGATGCTGGAGCACAGCGGCGTTATCGTTGACGGGCAGCAGGTCGCAAGCCTACTGCAATGCCCGCACTGCGGCGGCCATTTCGAGAGCCGCCGTGGGAGCGGGGCGCGCCGCACGTTCTGCCTCCGGTGTACGGCGGTGACGTGCGGCGCGCCGGCGTGCGACCCGTGCATTCCACTGGAGGCTCGGCTGGAGAACGCCGAGGGAACCAAGACGCGATATGACGATGTGATCCGCTCGCTGACGGCAGAGGGAGCGATCCTGCTGTAGGAGGAACAACATGACGTTTGGATTGAATGAGGCTGGCGGATCCGCTGGCATGGTAGTCTGCCCGCCGCCGAAGAATCGGGAGGGGCTGCTCGGCCCTCCATGCCGGGTGTGCGATGGGTGGGGGTTTCTGCTCGGGATCAAGTCCAGCGGCTCGTGCCGGGACTGCCGGGGATCTGGCGTCGAGCAGGCGGCGTTCGACGATCCGGCGGTGAAGGCGTACCTCGCGCGAATGCGCGCCGAGATTCAGGCGGCGCAACAGAGAGCGGCGGCGCTTGATCCGGGACTCCCAGCGGCGCTCGAACTTCAGCGGCTGCTGGACATCAAGTGCAGCCGCCAGTTCTGGTCTGAGATGATCTGGTGGGCTACGGCATCCGGTGCGACAGTGGCCTCGTCAACCACCGAGACGATCATTTTCCCGAACGTCACCATCCCGGCGAACTACCTCCAGGACGGCAGGGCGCTTCGTCTCCGGGTCCAGGGGCAGCACACAACGCCCGGCACCGGCGCGGTAACGCTGATCTTCCAGCTTCGATGGGGCGGCGTTGCCGGAACGGTGATAAGTAAAACCGGGACGATCACGACATTGATCTCCCTGACGGCGGCGGTATGGGATCTGGACATCCTGGTTCAGACGCGCTCGAACGGTGCCACTGGAACCGTCATGAGCATCGGGAAAGCGATGGTGTACGGAGCCACTGTTCCGACGATTGGCTCGGCGACCGGAGCGCCAGCGATAGCGCCCATGACACAGGGCGGGCAGATCACTCCGGCGACAGCTACGCTCGATCTCACAGCGGACACGGCACTGAGCATCACTGGGCAGATGGGCCAGTCCAACGCTGGCTGTACATTCATCGGCCTAAACTACATCGGAGAATCGCTGAACTGATGTCCAGCCAGGGACCATTGAGCGGCGGAACTTTTCTGCGAGTCGGGGATGGAGAATCCCGTAGCGAGGCTTGCAGTTAGGTGCCCACGCAAACCTTCTCGGCAACTGGGAGCTGGACCGTGCCGGTTGGTATCCGATTCGTGCTTGCCGAATGCCGAGGCGGTGGGGCGGCCGGTGGGGCTGGAACAGGGAACCCAGCCGGCGGGGGCGGTGGAAGCGGTGGCGCCTACGCCCGCAAAATGGTACGCGTAACGCCCGGCGCGAGCGTCACGGTCACCGTGGGTGCGTTGGTTGCGGGCGGCGGCGGCGCTGGAGCCAACGGTAACCCGTCGTGGTTTTCCAGCGCATCCGAGGTGTTCGCCGAAGGCGGCGTCGGCGGTGCACTGGCATCCGCCAACAGCAGCAGCACGGCTGGCGGGGTGGCGTCCAGCGCGTCCAGTATTGGCACGCGCGTCCAGAAAGGCGGAGATGGCGGCACTGGATCGGCCGGAGCGAGCGCGGGAGGCGGTGGTGAAGGTTCCGACCGACTCGCCGATGGCAATGCTGGCGGAGTCACGACTGGCGGCACAGGTGGAGATGGTGGAGATGGTGGAGCCGGTGGATCTACGGGCGGTGCCGGTGGTGTAGGAAGTGCAGGCACTGATCCCGGCGGCGGCGGCGGCGGCGGCAGAGCGGGAAACAATACGGATCGCGCTGGCGGCGGCGGCGCGGCGGGAAACGTAGTCCTGACGTGGGACTACCAGCAGTTGAACAACTACGAGAGCGTATCGGCTGGCTCCGGTATCTCGGTAGCGGAAAAGGTGAGGTAACACATGGCCTTCCCGAAACTTGAGTGCCATTTTAACTACATCCGGTACACTCCATCCACTACGGAATGTTCCGTCACGTTCTTTAGCGCTGCGGATGGAGGAGTGGTAGATGGGGTCCAGCAGTATGTGCGCACCGTTCTAACTCGCCGCACGTTTAAGTATCT